AGGTCAAAGCGTTCATCGCCAGCGAGTTCAGCGCTGTGGCATAGACCTGGCCGGCGCCGATGGTAAAGAAAAAATAACCGTCCTGAAACTCCACCGAGGTCGGCTGCGGCAAAATCCCGCCCGCATTGTAAGCCTGCGGCGCGCCGGTAAACGGCGCGCCCGGCAAGCCGCCACCGCCGGCCATTTGGCCCGACGCTGGCGTGAAGGTGACGGTTTCGTTGCCGGTGCCGGTCACGACACGGGTCACCACGGTGCTGTTGCCAATGGCGCCAGCTTGCAAAATGGTCACTGCGCCCGCCGCATTGGTCGCCGAAACGCTTGCCGCCAACAATGTCGCATTGCCATTGATTAGATTGGCCAGCCCAGTCCCGATCGTGGTTAGCGTTTCCGTACTGCCCAGGGTATAAGTCACTGTCACCGGAAAGTTCGTGACCCCGATATTGGTAAATGTCAGCTTGACCTGATCGCCGGAATTCAGCGTCGTCCCAGCGACGGTCGCAATCACTTGCGCATTGGCCAAAACCGTGGTGTTGAGAATATAGGCGCCGACATCAGGATCGACCGCCACGACATCGGTATTGGCGGCCTTCTGGTTATGGGCAATGGAGATTTTCTTGGTGCCCGGAAAGCTGCCGAGATCAGTGACATTGCCGTTCGAATCGACCGTCGAAGCCACACCGCTCCAGGTTTCGTATGAAGCGCTGTGCACAATCAGGCCGCCGCGATAGCCGCTATGCACGGTCTGCGCATTGCCAAACACGCTCAGCCCCGGCGCTCGCCGCCACACCGTCGCTGCCGGCGCACTTTGGCTTTGCGCATCGCCCAGCGGCTCGACATGCACGTTGATCAGTCTACCACCACTTTCCTGCGGATTGGCGCCGGGAAATGATGAGGTCGGTAACGGCACCGGCTGCGGCTGCGTCGTTGGCATTTAGCGCTCCAAATAACGATCGACGCGGTGCAACGCCCAGCGCCACAACCACCGCGGCTGACGCTGATCGCGCGCCGCATCTTCCACCATGACGATCAGCGCCGTCAGCGCCAGCATGCACACCAGCAGCGGGCACAACCGCCATTGCACGTTAAAAATAATGCGTTTGCAGGGTTTCAAAGGTCGGTCGGCCGCGCGTCATGATTTTCAAGCTCATTGCCGCAGTGCCGGCGCCGACCGGCACATTGCCGGCACCGCCGAGACCGGCATTGGTTAATTTCACATAGTCGTCCGGAGTGCAACCAAACTTCACGCAGCAAGCGCCGGCGACGATGTTGACCAAATCGTCGAACCAAGCGCCGGGGATATTTTGCGCGTCCGGCACATAGACGATTTCCAGCGCCGCCAACTTGCGCAAAATGCTATCCAGCTTGCTGTTGATCCAATCGAAATCTTCCGGATCGGCCGCCTGGCCGGCTTCCAGCACGCCGAGCGTCGCCAAGGCCTCAGTGACCAATTCGGTGGCATTGCGAAACGGCGAGGTCGCAGACATTTATGGATTACCCGCCAAACTCTTTGACTTCCATGGCATTGACGCCAACCCACGGCTTTTGAAACACGCCGTGCTCGACCCACAGACCAGCAACTTGTTTTTCTGTCAAGCCGTCGATCTTGGCGAGCTCGGCCAGCCGCGGCTCGATCAAGCTGCCCAGCCAATCAAAATCGTCGCTGCCGACTTCGCATTCATGGCGCAATTGGGTATCGCGCACCCAGAGCCGGATAATATCGCGCACCGATTGCGCCCGATTCAGCCAAGCGATGCAGTGGGCGCGGTATTGCTTGTCGGTCTTGGGCGCTGGCGCCACGATTTTATCCAGCTTGGCGGGATCGAACTCGCCGACCACAAACGATTTGTTGCCGCGCACCATATCAATCCACGATGCCTTGGCCTCGACGCGCTGCGGCACATGCGCTTGAAACGTAAAGCCGGCAAACCGCACCTTAGCGGGACCGCTATCGCCCGGCACATAAGTGATCAGCTCACTGAGCAACGGATCATCCGGCGTCATATCCGGCGGCAGCATTGGCGTGCCGCGCGGGCCGCGCTTGTCATTTTGTTTGTCACTTTGCAGTGTCATCGCCTGTCCTCCTTTTGGTCGGGCAAAAGAACCCCAGCCAAAATGGCCAAAGGCTGGGGTTGAGGTAGTCCCCGACGCTGCCCAACAGATCGCCGGGGACGATCGCCGCGGGGAGGACCACGGCTTACATGTCGTTGTTGGGCGCAAAGGCGATGATGCAGGTCACCGACCCGGCAGTCGCCGCCGTGCCCGACAAGTTCAACTTGACATAGAGCGTCACTTGACTCGTGGTGGTTGCCGCCACGCCTGCGCCCGGCAAGCTCGCACCCGACGACAGAAACGTCGCGCCGGTCGCCGTCAGGGTGACGCCGGCCGTGGTCATGATTTCGTTGGCACTGGCCAACGAAGTGCCGATCGACATGGTGTTGGTGGTGCCGGCGTTGAACGCCGTCGTCACATTGCACGAGATATACTGGATGTAGGTCAGTTGCCCCATCGCGCCGAAGATTTGCGCGGTGGTCGCCACCCGTGGGTCGTTGTAGTTCAGCGTGAAGCGATAATAGTGCACCGCCTGCACGCCAAAAAACCGAACCACCGGGGTTCTGCTTTGATCGACATTGAGCGCGATCGCCGGCGCCAACATCGTCAATTCGGCGACGACGAGCGCCAAGCCAAGTGCGAGCAGCTTTTTGAAGCGTGTCATGATGTGATCTCCTTTGCTCGCTCTTAGTTGTCCGCCACCGCGGCGAAAAACCCAGTGTAGACGCCCCAGTCCTTAAAATTTCCCGCGGCGTTGAGTTTGGCGATTTTCGCCACCCCATAGGCCATTTTGATACCGGCACCGCGATTGAACTGATAATCGTCTTCCTTGAGGAAGGTTGGCGTCGGCATTTTGCCCCAGCACCACGCCACTGCGCCTTGGCCGCAGAGATGCGCGGGAGCGACTTGAATGCCGGTGTTACCGGCCGTGGCGTAGAAGGTCGGCAACCGCATCGATAGCTCAGGCACTTCCCGGATGATCACGCCGTTGTACAACAAATCGCCGTCCACGAAAATCGGGTTTTTCAGATAACCCTGATTTTCACGGGCCCGCGAGTTTTGGTTGGCGGTCTTGATATCGGTGTCGTTGGAAGCGTCCCGGAATTGCTCTTGACCAACAAACAGCACGAACCACTCGGTGCCGTTTTCCTTGAGCTTGTACGGCCTGATCCGCGGATTGGCTTTTTTCGCCGACCGCTTCATCCGCATCACCAACGCGCCCGACAAGGTCATCGCCGAGGTAATGTTCGCCATCGAGCCGGAGAAGTTGCCAGCCACTAAGTTGGCGGTATTGCCCGAACCGATCAACACCCGATCAGCATTGTCGGTCAGCCAGGTGTTGCGCTGCGCCGCGCTCGCGGCATCAAACAACAAGCCGTTGACACGTTGGCCGTTGGTCGAGCCGAGACCGTTGGGCGCGGCTTGCGACGGCACCGCATAGAGCGAGTCGCAAATTTCGTCGCGTTGCAGCTCCTTGCCCCAATCGACGATCATCGGCTTGGCTTCGGCAAACAAGTCGATCGAGGATTTCTGCTCTTCGGCGTTGTTGATCTTGACGGCATTGCGCGCCCAATCGATCCAAATCCGCATGCCGTAATTATCAAGCGCCTCTTCGTTGCCGACCAGTTGCCCGGTGGAGATGGCTTGGGCATTCATCCGCGCCATCAGCGGCACGTTGATCTGTTCGCCGCCATTCTTGCCGCCCTTGTCGAGGTCGGGAATGACGCGAATGACCGAGGTGATATCCGTACCCATGTACGGACTGAACAAGTTTTCACGAACGTATTCGTGAAACACCTGCCGTCGAAAGACGATAAGTTTGTTGTTGGTTTGGGTGACAGTGAGTGCCATCCCGCACCTCCTTTGCTATCGGCGCGCAGCTAACCTGATATGCTAGCGCCAGGCTGAATCAAACACCGCGCGGTCGGAATCGTCCCCGGCCAACGGATCGATGCGGCTGCGTTCGGCCGACGATCCGGCGGCACCGTTGAGCGATTTCGGCAAGCGGGTTATGGTTCGTGCTGGTTTGCCAGTTTCACCGGCGGCTTCGCTCCGCAACTCCGCCATGAAGGCTTTGCGAAACTCCGGGTCTTTAACCAAGGCATCGCGGGTTTCCTGAGCGACGCGGCGGTCATGATCGTCCAGCGACTCGTTGCCAAGCCGCTGATCACGTTCGACGCGTTTATGCCATTGCACCAAGGCTTCGCCGGGATTCGGCGAGGTAAAGATGCGTTGCACCGTATCGCGGGTTTCCGGCGTGTTCGGCGGCAGCTTGTTGGCCGCCTCAAAGGCTCTGGCGAAATCCTCTTTGTGGATCGCATGCGCGATCGCCAACGAGTTTTCCACCCGCATTTGATTGAGCAAAGCCCCGAACTGCGCCCGATCGGCCTCGCGGCCGCGACCAATGTATTCGACAAAGCCTTGCGGATTTTCGAATAAATCGGGCGGTTGATCGGGCTGCGGCGTTGGCGGCGACGCCACCTGCGGTGCCTGCGGCGCGCGGCCTTGCAGCGCCGTCATTAAGCCGGTCATTTGCGCCCGCAGCTCGGCGATATCGCGTTGCGCTTGCTCGCGCTGCGTTTGCAGCTCGCGCTCGGCGCGTTCCGCCCGCTCGGTCTGCTCGCGCAGCCGACCCGACGGCACCCGACCTTCCGGCTTGGTTTCCGGCTTGGCGTCCGGCTGGGCCGCTTGCGGCTCCTCGCCTTCGGCGTCCTCGGCTTCCTCGCCTTCGGCTTCTTCGGCGTCGTCTTCGCCTTCCTCACTGTCTTCGCCTTGGTCGCCCTCTTCAGTCTCCTCGCCTTCGGACTCCTCGTCCTCGTCCGGTTCGGCTTCGGACTCGTCCTCGTCCGGCGATTCGTGCTGACCTTCCAGCCCTTCGCCCTGTGTTTCCAAGGAGCGATCGCCGGTTGGATCGAGCGGCCCGCTATCGTCGCTTTCGCGACCCTTCATGCCATAGTCAAAGATTTCCTTCTCGGTGTAAGCGATTGCCTCACCGATCGCGTCGTTGAGTTCTTGTTCGCGCGTCGCCATGTGGCAAACCTCTTCTGCTCTCACCTATCGTGGTGAGCACGGCGGTTCTTATTTTGCTGACGTTTGCTGCCAGAACCGAAAGCCAGGCAGTGCGCCGTGTCGCGGTCGCCTGCGGCGGATGTGAAGCGGCCACCCGGAAGCCGTGCGCCGTATCGTGGCGCTGACGAGCGTTAATTCTTGATCGCTGGCGCTTGGGTCATGGCCAGCAATTGATCGATCGCGGCTTTCAGCGAGCCGAGCGCTTGTGGCGAGCAGCGCAGATGGCCGACGCAGACCACATCGAAGCTGCAACTGCCGTCCGGCTTTGGCAGCACCACCGGCGCCGCCAGCTCGATCATCATGATGCCGTTGACGACGCCGAAACTCGGCGCCACGTCAAAGAACACCGTCGGCGCGGCGGCAGAATTCTTCATTAACGGCGGGCTAGGCGGCATTGTCATCGGTTGTAAGCCTTGGCGTTAATGTTGTCCCACAAGAATGAACTGTCATTCTTTGCTGCGTCCTGAGCGCCGCCGCCGAAATGCATGAAAAACTGTAGGCCGACTGAGACGCCGCCGCTCGAGGCCGGACAGTTGGTCGTTGACCCAGAAGGAAAATTACTCGAGGCCGGTATCGCTGCGCCATTCCCGGCGCCAAGACAGCTAAAGGGATTGGCCCGCGAAATCGTCAGATACTCGGTCTCTATACCACCGATCGTAACATATGAGCGCATGAACCCATAAGGCCCCTGAGCAATGATGCTGTGATAGTGATAATAAGTGCCAGCGTCCAGCCGCGGCCCATGGCCGCCACGGATACCGGTAACCATCGAGGGCGACACCGTCCCAATAGCGCAAAGTGGCGGCACGGCACCGAGACCAAAATGACATCCAGCACTCGAGTTGACCTGCCAACCCACGTCGGCCAAATCAGGACTCATATCAAACGACGTTGCTGGATTTGGGCAAACCTCATTGACCGCCGTTCCGCCGATACAATAATAAAGATTTTCAAAACCTTGGGCTGCGTTTGTATTGTAATCGACGAACCCACTCGGAATGCCGACTTTGGCGAGCGACGTCAGATCGAAATTCGCCGACACATTGGGAGTCAACCCCAAATTCTCATCATACTGCCAGTCAATGACATTGTAGGGCGTTTGCAAAAAGATATTACCGAACGGTGCGCCTTGGCCGTTGACGTGCTCATTTTGGCTGTAAGTGCCTTGCGACAAAATGGCTTGCATCGCGCGCCCCGGATTACCGTGGCCGTTAACGATCCAAAGCGCCTTCGGTGCCGGGACGCAGCCCGATGTTGCGACACTACCGCTAGTGACTTCGCAAGGCGTGTTGTTCGATGAATGGACATAATTTTGGTTGTCGTAGCCGGTGACGCCCGAACCAGCGAACACCTGTCCCATGACGGGAATCGAGATCTGCGTGCCGGTCGTCACACTGGCGGCGCTGCCGGAATCAAAATCCCACGTCATATTGAAGATCGGCGTGACCACGGTTTGCGCCGTCATGAAATAATTTTTTTGATTGGTGCTCAGTGCGTTCTGAATCGCTGTGCTGGGGCTTCCGGCACCGAATCCCGCCTCGCATATGATGCCTTCAAACAGCACCGAATTGGGCACGTAGACCGCGCCCAAGGTCACGCCGGCCGCGGCGACCGTGGTGCCAGCATTACCGGTAACGGCGGTGCCGCCATCCACACTGATGCTCGATGACGCGCCGTTCACAACAGCCTGAACGGCATGGGGCGCATGATCTTCTTCGCCAGCGCTGATAAACGATCCGGCTTGAACATTGATGTTGTTGCCAGGCGTCGTGCTGCCCCACTGGTACGGCGCGGCAAAGACTAAGTTGGGGAATCCGCCGCTCGCGCCAAAAGCCAAGTTCGAATAAGAGCTATATTGTTGCTGATTATTGGGATTGTAACCATAGCGTGAGCCGGCGCCTTGATTGACGCCAACCCAACTCATGGTCAGCGGTAGCGCCGGCCATAAATTCGTTGCGGTCGAAGCCAACGCCGCGCCCGGATCGTTGAAATACATACAGGCCCGCGTCGAACCGAGAATCGGCAAGGTGCCGGCGATCAAATAGGGCCGGTTGGCGATCGTCGCTTGCGTTACTGGCGCACCGGCACTGGGATTGCTGACGCTGTTGTTGCGCAAGTCATAAGCGGTCTTGATGGTACAGGCGCTGGTGCTGATGCCGGCATTGATATAGGTGGTTCGCGGACTCGGGCAGGTCACGCCAGTGACGCCGATAGTGGCTGACTTCAAATCGCCCGTGCTGGAATCGCTGAACAGGTCAGCACAGCCAGCGTCAGTGTTGGTGCTGAGGTTGGAGACGCAGACATTATATAACGGTTGACCCACGGTCGCACTCGAATAAGCGCGACTGCCGTACCAATGACTATAAGACGCAATATCACCCGCGCCCTGATAGGTGCCGCCGCTCGGCGGCGGCGCCGGCGGCACGTTCCACCAGGCGAGCTGATTGCTGGTCAGCGTGGCGTTATTGCTGCTGACATCGCTGGCATAGTAACCGACCTCGCAAACAACGCCGGTCATGTATTGGCTCTGACTGAGATCGCCGCCGACTTCGATATTGGCGCTCCACAGCAACGTGCCGGGATTGACGCCCACCGGTGTGGCGCCATCAACCATAATATTTGAGCCGGTACCGGCCGCAGCAAACAGCGCTTGCACCACATGCGGCGCATTGTCAGTCGCCGTTACCGTCACGAGCGTACCCGCATAAGCCTCCAGCGTGTTCGCGGTATTGTTGAAACCGAGATTCAGACTGTTGCTTGAATCGCTGCGCAGCACGGCGTTATATTGCGTGATGTTGCCAGTGCGCTCAGCAACAAACGTCTGCGTCGAAGCCCCGGTACTCCAGGTCGGGGTTGGACCGGCCAATAACTGTCCGCCGTTAAAGCTCAAACAATAATGGCCCGAACCAAAGGCGTTCGGTTGAAACGTCGGCTGTCTGCTGCTGGTGGCTTGGGTGATCGGATTGCCGGCACTCGGCGCGGCGACACTATTATGCGCCAGATCGTACAGCGTCTGAATGCTGCAACCGCTGCCACCCGGGCAGGTAATGCCGGTCGTGCCGATGGCCGCCGGCACCAAATCGCCGTTGCTGACCGAGCTGAACAGGTCGGCGCATTGGCCGCTGACACAGGCGCGCAGCACCGGATTGCCGCGGGTCACTGCGGAATAAGCCCGGGTGCCGTAAAACGCCGTGTAAGTGGGGTTGATATCACCGGCGCCAGTATAGGCAGGATTATTGACCGTAATTGCCAGCGAAGCCGTGCCATTGCCGGCCGCATTGCTGCCGATCGCGGCGATGGTGTGGGGGCCATTTTTGAGGCTGTCGGTGTTGAACGTCGTGCTATAGGGCGAGCTGCCGGTCACCGGCGCGCCGATATTGTTGCCGTCCATCTGAAACTGGACCTGATTGCAACTCGCGGTACAGGTCGCGGTAATCGGATTAATGATGCCGCTGACGGCGATGGGCGGCGTGCCACCATCAGGCGCGGTAATGGCCACGGTCGGCGCCGCCAGGTTGTTGACCGTCAGGGCGACTGAGGTCGTGGTGCTGCCAGTGGTATTGCTGCCGATGGCGTTCAGCGTATGCCCCGAACCGTTGCTGATGGTCGTGGTGTCGAACGTTGTGCTGTACGGCGAGCTGCCAGTGATTGGGGTGCCGATATCGTTGCCGTCGATCTGAAACTGCATCTGACTGCAACTCGGCGTACAGGTCGCCGTCGGATTGATGGTCGCGCTGACAGCGATCGGCGGCGTGCCACCATCAGGTGCGGTGATCGCCACGGTCGGCAGCGGCAGATTGTTGACGGTAAAATTCAGATAATTGCTGTTGCTGGCGGTGGCATTGGTGCCGATCGCCGTGATGATGTGGGTGCCATTAATGAGGCTAATGCTATTGAACGCCGTGCTATAGGGCGAGCTGCCGGGCACCGGCTGGCCGATATTGGCGCCGTCGATCTGAAACTGCACCTGACTGCAACTCGTCGCACAGGTGGCGATGGCCTGCACCGAAACGCCACTGACAGTGGCCCCTGGCGCCGGCGCGGTGATGGTCAGCGCCGGCGCGCCGGTCGGCACACCTTGCGACCAGCCGGCGAGCGCCAACAGCGCCGCGCCCAGCACCAGCCATCCGCTCAACCGCAGCCACATCGGCATCGCATCATCCATATTCAGTTGGGGATCGCGGTGATTTCCACCAGCACATCGCTAGCGGTAGCAAATGGCGTGGACAGCGGGCCGTCGGGCACAATCACGGCCCACAAATCGGTGCCTGCCAGCGCCACCGCGGCTTGCCGCGGCGTCGCATAAATGGTGTGACTACCGAGCTGATTGAGCGGAATCAACGGCAAGGCCATCAGCACTTTATTGGCATCGGCGGCGGCGATCTGCGCGCTGGCATTATCGTTGAAAACCGATGCGGTCGGGTTGGCGGCAAACAGATAGATGGTAAAGGTGTTGTCTTCCCTGACATTGACGGTAATGCGCACAAAGCTCAAGATGCCGCTGTTTCGCGGCAACACATTGGCGAAATGCAGCAGGCCGCCAATGCACATGCCGATGCCGTAATTCTGCCCCGGCGTAACGTTCGGGATCACCGCGATCGCTACTTCGGGATTGCTGGCGCCGCCAGTGGCAAACACTTGCTCCATTTGCGATTGCGAAAACAAAATATCCTGCGTGCCGGCGCGGACGCCGACAAACTGATCGGCAACCGATGGCGGTGACGATGCCGGCGTGATCTGTGAGAGTTTTTGCGTAGCCATCGTTACCTCTTAATGTGACCTCATGGATGCTGCCAGATCTGAACGGACTGAACAGTCAATGGATAAACTGTTGTTCCACCAACCCAGCCAGGGCCGAGGAAAAAACATTGAAAGCTGCTATCAGCCCCAGCAAATCCGGACGCTGACGAATAACTAATCGGGTTGGTAAATCCAGTTGCTGCAACACCATCAACATAATACGTGAAACTGCCGTTCGTCGCGCCGACGTGCGGTTGCCATAGGAATTGATAATGATGGACTGCGTTGATCGCTGGGCGAGGTCCCATTTGTGTCGAACTCGAAAACGATGCACTTCCATAAGTCCAAATCAAAGAGTAAGCACCATTATCCCACTCCGGAATATCAAATTCGACATAGTTCGAACCGACCGTTGGAAGAAAACCATTCATCCTCGATTGAACGGGGTGTGACCAAAGGACCGGAGATTGCGGGCCGGCATTGGTTGGCGATGAAGCTGCGATATCAAGAAAAAACCCATTCGCATAGGCGTGTCCAATAATTGGAAATTGCGTGTTATTTGGCTCCTTACCGAACTGTGTGCAACTCATCAGATGATTGCCGCCGGTGCTCGGTGTAATAACCGCTTGGTGGCTGGCGTTGATCGTAACGCCCTTACCGGATTGATTGTCGCCAGCTTGATCAATAGGTGATGGATCAAACATCGATGGCAAATCGGCATAATCACAAGAACCACCATCACAATTGAATGGTCCTGAATAGCTGTGAGGATCGCCATACCAATGAATACCTGGGAATGGAATATGACTATCCGTCGTGTCAAACATCGACAAGCTCATCGGCGAAACATCGTTAATAACAAGATTGGTGTAACCCGCGGCGGTTGCTGCTGACGCTGCGGCTGAGCCACTTCCTGGTCCAGAGGATGGACCCATCGCGACGACAACATAATTACCCAGCGCGGTGCCAGAAGCATTGGCCGCAGTGACATATAAAATCGGCGAGCCAAGACTCCCAGAGAGAGTCGCCGGACCACTCGCATTGATCTTGATCTGGCATCCGCCACTGATCGGAGCAATCGAAAAGTAAGGCTGCGGTTGACCGGGATCGCCCGAGGTGATGGTGCACGTCGTTGGGCCGTTCGTCGCTGGAACAGTACCAACGATGGCGCCCGCATTCACTGGCGTTGTTACTGAGAAGTTTGCTTGCGATACAACTGGAGCCCCGGCAGCCACCGTAGACCAATTCAACGTGAACGATTGCGCAGCACCAGTGCCGTTCGAATTCGTTGCGGTCATCGTCAGGTTTGTTGTGCCAGATGCTGGCAATGTAGAAGTGGGTTTGATCTGACAGTGATATCCAACCGTTGCCAAAGCTGTGAACTGTCCGGCATTCGTTTGATTGGTAATCGCACAAGACGACAACGCCGGCGCGCCGGCCGTCGTATCGGTCCCCACACGACCCATAATCGTGCTGCTCGAGAACGGCGTACCATTAGGAACCAGGGTGTTAATTGTTCCCGGCGGAATGATATTTGGCGTGGTTGAAGTCCATGCCTTCCACTGCACACTGACTGGAATAGCGACACCAGTACCACACCCGGTACAGCCAGTGTTCGTTGCGCTAATGGTCAGATTTTCAAAGCCCGCGCTCCCACTCGCAAGGCTCTTCCCCGTAGCCATAGCCAACCGACAGTTGCCACTCACCAAGCTGATCGTGAACAGGCTGGCAGTGTCACCGCCGGCAATGGCACAGCTCGACATCGTGCCGCCATTGGCATTGACCGACAGGGTGCCGATGGTGGTGCCGGAGGTGATCGTCGAGGACGTCACTGGCCTAAAGGTTGCGCCGGTGATGATCGGCGCATTGGTGGCAGCGGTTGGATAGGTATAGGTATTGATGCTGGTGTTGGCGCTGGTGCCGGACGGCGTCGTCACATTGACATTCACCACGCCACTGCCGGCCGGACTGGTCGTGGTGATCTGAGTATTCGAAACCACGGTATAGGAGGAGACATTGATACCGCCGAATTGCACCGCCGCAGCACCGGTCGCGCCGTTAAAGTTATTGCCGTTAATGGTCACCGCGGTACCCGCCGCGCCGCTATTCACCGAGAGACTGGAAATCGCCGGCGGACCACCGGTCGGCGGTGTGCTGCCATCCCAATTGACAAACCCGGACGGCGCCGGGTAGGCATAACCAGGGCTCGCGCCGAAATTCATCAGCGTGCCCCAACCGACATGACCGCCCCATTGCAGCACGATCACATACCAAGGCAGACCGGTGTTACCGGAGAAGGATTGGCCACCGGTATTGGTCGCCGGATTGGCGGTTGGTGAGCCGTTCCACTGGCCGCCATTCACCCGCACCCAAGCGGTCTTATTGCCGAAATCAACCGCCATGCCGACCTGATCGCCAGCATTGTTGATCGGCGCGGCATTCGCAGAATTGCCGTTGAATGACCAAAAGCCCTGCGACAGACCATAATAGCGCAGGCATGTGGTGTCGCCGGCGTTGCCGCCGCAATTGGTGTTGGTCAACAATTGCGTGCCGGAGCCAATGCCCAAGGTCACAACGCCGCCGGTCACCCCCTGGGCTTCAAAATAATATTTGCCGGTCGAATTCGCCAACACCGTGCGCGCCGAGCAATATTCGCTGGTCGTGCATGAGCCAGTGCCGCTTTGGGTCACGGTCAGGTTGCTGTTCGACAGCGTGTTGGCAGCACCGATATTGACCGGATCAAGCGCATTGCCAGGCGCAAACGTAAACTGATCGCACGGCGTAGCCAGCGGACAGCCGCTGGTATTGACCGCACTGATACCGCCCGGCGTTGTCACTTGCACATCCACTGTGCCGGCGACTGCCGACGGGCTCACTGCGGTAATCTGCGTCGCTGAAATGAACTGAAAAGATTGCGCATTCTGCTGGGTGCCGAACGTCACCGCGCTGACCCCGGTAAAATTCGAGCCCGTGATGGTCACCGAGGTCAGGCCGGAGGTCGGCCCGACATTCGGCGTAACGCTGGAGACCACCGGCGCCGGCGCGCCATAAGTGAATTGATCAGCGCTGGTTGCCGCGCTGGTCCCGACCGGCGTCGTCACTTGCACATGCACGACGTTACCGGCGGTGCCCGGCGGGCTGTTCGCGGTAATCTGTCCTGCGCTCGGCGAATTGACGGTGTAGGACGCGGCATTGACACCGCCGAACTGCACGCCGTTCGGCCCGGTCGCCGTGGCCAGGTTGGTCCCGCTAATGACAACCGGAGTGCCGCCCGCAGCCAGGCCGGACGTTGGCGAAATGTTCTGTACCACCGGCGTCAGCGGCGGCGGCGGCGCAAACACGCCAGCACCATTGACCATAAAGCTGGCGAACTGCGCCATAGCGAACGTTGGCACCAGTAACGCAACACACAACGCCACAAATTTCAGCATACGCTCGGGCCCCCGATGGTGCTGAGATAAGTGTTCATGCGACTGCGCAGATTGCTGATTTGCGTCGCCGTCAACCCCGCACCGATAAAGAAATAGGCGATCTGATCATTGCTAAAGGCGCCGTAGCTGCCGGCGGTATTCAGCGCCAGCTCGCTGACTTTTGCCGTCACTGGCAACGCGGCGCTGAACGACGATACCGGCGATCCAGCAACCGCCGCGCCATTGCGATAAAGATTAAGCTGATTATTGACGGTGCGCGAGGCCACCCACATGCCTTGCGCCGTGCTGACGGCAAGATTGTTGCCGCTCGGATCATTGACATCAAAATAAGTTTTGTTGCCCGTATAGTTTGGCCAGATGGACAAATAGTTGGTGTTGTCAAACACCCCGGCCAGATTATAGGCCGCAGCCGCGGTGCGGGCCGTGGTAATGCAGCCGCCCATCGCGCCGTTCGCCACCGCCAATTGCACCGCATTGGTGGACGCCACATAGCCAGTATCAAGATACACCGTTGAGCCATCACCCGTGTAACCGTTATTGGCAGAGAATTTCGTGCTTTCGGCGGGAGTGCCGTGATAGGTCGCGGTGAAAGAACTGGAGGCCCAATTGACCTTGGCATTTGCCGTTTGATCGATGGCATGCACATAAAACACATCAAACGGAAATGTGTTGCTGTTATCGCTGACAATGCCGCAAATCGCAGTCTGCACCGCGGCAGCGTTATAACCCGTCGTCAAGCGCGAGGCCAGCGCGGTGTATTGCGAGCACGGCCCGCCACCGCCGCCGGTGATCTGGCCATTCACGACCGGCGTAGAAAAAGACACAGTTTGACTGGTCCCGTTATAGTTTACCACACCGCCCTTAGCCGACATCGCCAACATGCCGACATCGGTCGGCGTCGCGTTTGGCGTCGCCTGCATGGTCAGCAAATACCAACCGTTGCCGCCGGAGCCAGTCGCATTACTGTCAGTCCCAATGGTCGCAGTGCCACAGGTCCATTGGCCGCCATAAACGCTCGATCCGACAACAGTGACCGCAGCTAAATCAAAAATCACCTGGCAGCCGCTAATGCCCGCAGCGGCACTGGCAATCTGCATTCCGGCCTGCGTTAACGTCCCCGACTTGGCATAGATTTGCGCCTGAAAGGCTGGATAAGTGCCGCGCGAGATATAAGGCGCATTACTCAGATAATGCTGCGGCGACCCGGTCGCAGTGTTGTCGGTAAACAATGCCGCCGTGGTGCCGCCCAGCGGATCACTCTGGCCGGTGGTACAGGTGCCGTTGGTCGGAAACCAACCGGTTGTATTGCAGGCGCTGAAATTTTGCTGACTCGACGGCAACAAATTGCTGGACCATGTTACACCGCCGGCGCCGATGCTGCCGCTGCCCGCCGCGGTCAGCAGCAAATACGCCTGTCCGGTATCAACAAACGCCCACAGCAGCAGCAACGCCAGACTGAGGCTGAGACCGCGGCGAAGCCACATTTGAACCTCAAAACTGTTGATACGTCACGGACCCGGACATTTGCACGGCGGCACTGGTCAAAGCGCACAGCGCATTGCCCGCCGGAACCACAAACACCGGCGCCGAGCCAGCACCCTTGGCAATGCCAGCTTGCGCGACCAACGGATAAGCGCCGGTCAATGCCGTGGTGCCGGTGCCGCAATTGGTGCCGGTGCCGTATTCCAGCGTGATGTTGCCGGTACCGCCGGCAATCACATCCCATGCCAAAACATAGATTTTGGTCGAACCACTGAGGCCAACAAGCTGCGTCGTTGTTGCCGTGCCGATATTAATCGGCACTGAGGTATTGCCGCCGCCGATCGTCACCGGCGAGCCATTGGCCATCGTTGCCGGGCCGTTAACGTTGACGTTATCGACACTGGTGCGAACGCCGCCGGTGGCGGTGAGCTGCAGCGACGCGCCCTGACCGCCCGTCAAGGTCGGCGCTGAAGTATTGTAAACGCCGCCGACTTGGGCGGCATTGGCGGCCGCGGCGGCGCCGTTAAAAGCAACTTCGATGTTGGGCACATCGGTCATTAATTTGCGATCGATGGTGGCGCGCAGCGCACCGGCCTGGCCGGTGGCGAGATTGCTGACGGCGGTAGTATAAAGCCCCATCGCCACCGTGCCCGAAGTCGGGGTGCCACCCGGACCCTGACTGAAGCTGCCGGCGTCCGCCAAGGACGAGCCACCCGAAGACGAGCAACCGGTGGTGCAATTGACCCGCAGATTGCCGCCGGTATCGAGCGACATCGGCGACGATTGCGCGCTGCTGTATGTCGGCGGATTGGTGGTCACGGCGCCGAACGCCAATTGTCCGGACTGGCCGGCCGTAGTCGAGCCTTGGGCAATAATGCCCCAGCCGGCCGGGGTATTCGGATTCGGCACCGGGCCGCTGACGGCAGCGAGAATCGCCGCCGAATTGTCGTCCAAGGTGTGCAGCGAGCGTGCCGCGGTCAGCTCCGCTGCAGCCGCTTGGCCATTGGTCAAGGCCGTTGGCGGCGTGGTGAAATACACCCCACCGATCGGCGTATAGGGTGTGGTGCCGGCGGTGAACGCCGCGGTGTCCACCGCGCTGGTGCCGCCACCGCCGCCACCGCCGGTACAACCCGTAGCGCAATTGACAATCAAGCGGCCGCTGGCATCGCTCTGCAAGGGCAAGGTCTGGCCGGGAGTCGGGGACGGCAGTGCCGTCCCATTAGTAGCGATGGTGCCGACAATCGTGGTCTTGCTCGGCGCCGTGCCTGGCACCGTGCCGCTCATCTGCGCCGCTGACGTGTTGCTGGCGACAGTCGCCGAATTGTCGTCCAAGACATGCAGCGAGCGCGCCGAAGTGAGCGCCGCGGCGCCGGCGCTGCCAGAATTCAGGGGAATAATCGTGTTGTTAAAGACACCGCCGACTGGCGTATAGCTCGAGCCGCCCCCAGGATTACCAAAAGTAAATGCCGCGTTGTCTGCAGCCGCCGTGCCGCCGGCGCCGGCGCAGCCGGTGCCACAATTGACAATCAAGCGGCCGCTAGCATCGCTCTGCAAGGGCAAGGTCTGGCCGGGAGTCGGGGACGGCAGCGTCCCACCGGTGGCGATGGTGCCGACAATCGCGGTCCTGCTCGGCGCCGTGCCCGGCACCGTGCCGGTCATCTGCGAAGCGATGATATTGGTCGCAATGGTTGCCGAATTGTCGTCCAAGACATGCAGTGAGCGCGCTGCGGTCAGCGCCGCCGCCGCGCCTTGGCCCGAACTCAGCGGCGTGAGGCCGGTGTTAAAGGTGCCGCCGATCGGCGTATAGGTCGTGGTGCCAGGCGTGAATGCCGCAGCGTCCTGAGCGCTGGTGCCCGTCGTCGCCGCCAAGCAGCCGGTGCCACAATTGACCATCAAGCGGCCGCTGGCATCGCTCTGCAAGGGCAAGGTCTGGCCGGGAGTCGGAGCCGGCAGCGCCGTCCCATTAGTAGCGATGGAGCCGACAATCGTGGTCCTGCTCGGCGCCGCGCCCGGCACCGTGCCGCTCATCGCTGAAGCGATGATATTAGCGGCAGTGGTTGTCGAATTGTCTTCCGTAACCAAGACATGCCGGGTTGCGCCGAGCGCCAGCGTGCCTTGCTGCCCGGGAGTCAACCCTGTCGCCGAAGGATTATACTGCCCGCCTGCGGGCGTGAACGGTGAAGACGCCGCCGTCCAATTGGCGCTATCGATCACCGACAGCCCGCCACCGCCGGCGCCGCCGCCGCCGCCGGCGCCGGTGCCCAGACCAGAGCCGCCGACCAGATTCGCCGTGCTGTTGCCGATCGGCGCAATACAATGGATGCTGGTGACGCCGGGCGGGATGGCGAATTCAAACCAGGAATTGGCGGCGATCGCCTTGTCAGAAACCGACGCCGATAGGCCGTTGACATTGCAGTAAATCGGATTGCTGCCAACGTTGCCGACATCGACCACGGCGCCAGTCGGCAATGCAGACTGTGAATCGGCCCCGATCACCGTCAGCGGCGCGATGCGGGCGCCGCTCGTCGAAGGCTGAAACGGCGACACCGACGCCGTGAAATTGCCAGTCACCGGGATCGAGCCAACACAGGTGCCGGTTGACCACGACACCGCTTTGCCGGCGGAATTCAAGCACATGCCAACAAAGCCATTGGCGCGCGGGCCGCCCGGCGTGCCCCATTGGTTCTGTGCAACCGCGGTGACTGGCGCCAGCGCCAGCGCCAGCGCAAGCAAAATGCGTGTCATGATGAACCTACCTTCGTGAGCGACGCCGGGCAGGGATCAGCCATTCGCCCTTGCCCAAAGCCGCAGCCGGGCCGGTGAGCTGAGCTGGCGCGCCGGTGATCACATACTGACCGGCCGCCGCCGGCAAAATGCCGGCCAGCAGATGCGTCAGATTCGCCGGCATGCCGGTCAGCGCATAAGAGCCGGCGGCGGCGAAGACGTGATGCGTTTGCAGCAGCGCCGCCGCACTGCCGCTGATCGCGTAATTGCCGGGCGCGGCGAAAACGTGATGCGTTTGCAGCAGCGCCGCCGCACTGCCGCTGATCGTGTAGCTGCCGGCGCTGGCAAGAACCTTATGGGTTTCAGCAAGCAGCGCCGCACTGCCGCTGATCGTGTAGCTGCCGGCCGCCGCCGCCAGCACAAACGTGCCGACCGGCGTAAAGACCAGATTGGCGGCGGCCCCGGTCAGCGCATAGCTGCCGGCGCTAGCGAGAACCTTATGGGTTTCAGCAAGCAGCGCCGCACTGCCGCTGATCGTATAGCTGCCGGCGCTGGCGAGAACCTTATGGGTTTCAGCAAGCAGCGCCGCGTTGCCGCTGATCGTATAGCTGCCGGCGCTGGCGAGAACCTTATGGGTTTCGGCAAGCAGCGCCGCACTGCCGGTGATCGTATAGCTGCCGGCGCTGGCGAGAACCTTATGGGTTTCGGCAAGCAGCGCCGCACTGCCGGTGATCGTATAGCTGCCGGGCGCAGCGAGAAGATGTTGCGAGAGCTGCGCCGCACTGCCGGTGATCGTGTAGCTGCCGGCCGCGGCGCCGAGCGCGAGCTGTCGCAGCGCCGGCAGCTCACTGATCAGGCCATATTGGATGTACATGGTTAACTAGAGTTGACTAGATACGTAACAGCTTCCAGGGAAAAGTCCTGCCGGTTCCCGCTGTTTGATTAATGGTGCACGTCAGCGATTGATCGGACGCGATCGGCGGCGAGATTTTGATGGGATTGAGCTGCACATGCTGATAGGCGCCCTTCCACACCTGTCGCGTCGTGCCTGCCGCCAGGGTCATCGTCTTGAGCCGTAATTCGACAATGTCGCCAGCAGCCATGGCGTTGCAATCGACCACCAGAACGAAGGTGGCATTGTTGGTGTCCGCAGAGCCGAGCGTTGTTTCACTACTGATGGTCAACGCCGCCGTGGTGCCGCTCTGCGACAAGGTCCAGGTCATTGATAGGCACCATAGACCGTCAGCCCGAGCGTGGTCGAAGCGCCGCCAGACGAGCGTGCCGACAATCTGGTTGCCGCTGGAATGGCAATCGGGAAAAACGGCGTTTCGCCCTCTTGGGCCTGCGTTAACCAAGTCCCCCAATTCGGCACGATAATTTGCTCGGAACCGGAGGCGCCAACGGCAATATCGGTATTCGAATAATTGGCGTTGGCGGTGGAGTTTTGCGAATCAACATAGCCGAACAGACCGATGTAATCGCGCGCGGTGGAAGCAATCAATTGCGCATACGAGCCTTTGGTGCCAGCGGGCGAGCCTTGCGTCAGCGTGGTGCCAAGTGTGGTGCCGCTGGTCCACCCGATGGCATCGAAGCCAGCAATGCCTTCGATTTGCGTAAAGCCGGCGTCGAACGTCCACATATTGACAAACGTGCTGCCGGCCGCCGACGCCTGCGACCGAACGGCGATTCGCGTGCCCTGCGGGATCGACAACGGAAAGCTATAAAAAGCGCTGCCGATCTTAATCGTCGTGCCGCTCGGCGTATAACCCTGAAGCATCAAGTTGGGAACGATCACCAGTTCGGACCCGGCCGCGCCGACGGCAATGTCAATCGCTTGGCTTGCCGCAACATTGGTGATGAAGGCGACGCACATCCAGCAGGTATCGGCCGCAGTCGAAGCGATGATTTGCGTGTAAGCGCTTTTGGAGCCAACGCTGGCGGTAAAACTGATATTGCCGGCGGTGAGGCTTTGACCGTTGCACAGATCGAGCCCGATTGGCAAACCACCAGGCATGCGTTAACCGTTATCCAACGCCGTGATCGAGCCTTGGTTGGCGCTGAGAAACGATTGCAGTGCGGTATCAAGATTGCCCAGCGCATAGGCCCAGGCCGCGCCCTGTTCGCCCGGCGTCGCGCTCGCCACCACACCGAAATTATTGCCACGGCCTTCCAGCGCCGCGGCGGTCGGCGTCGTCGCGCCGCTCTGCGCCTGCGCCTGCGCCTGATTGGCGCGGTGAATATCGTCAATCACCGTCAACAACTGATCGACCGCGGTATTCACCATGCCGCCAAATGGCGTCGAGCCATCAACTACAATCGCCGTCATGGAATCGCCTTTGCTTGCAGCGAATAACCTTGGGCTTGCATTAAATAGCTTTGCGCCGCCACCGTCTGGCCCTTGGCTTGCGCCGCGGTCGCCTTCCGCTGACAAATTTGGCTGGCATTGCCGAGCACCGCCGCCAGCGCATCGTTGGACGCGGGCGGATGAACGCTAATCACGCTATGCGTCACCGCATCCCAGCTATGGCTACTATCGAGCGGCGGCAGACCATCAACGGCCGCATAACCTTGAGCGGCGAGCGCGGCATTGGACGCCAGCAAGCCTTGGCTCTGCGCCTGCGCTATAGTGATATTCTCGGGGATTTGCGATACCAGCGCGCCCGTGCTGGTCTGATAGACATAAATCGCCATCACTCACACCATCAGCTACGCCAGCGTAAACAATGTCCCGGTCGGGCTCGCCGAGTTCGGGTCCACCTCGAATTTCTCGCCCGTTGCCAACGTGATTGACGATCCGTAATCAAACCAACAAATCAGTGTTTTGGTGCTGGCCGGCGTTGAATCGTAAAACACCGCATAGCGAAACGGTCCCATCGAACCGGTCGCTGTCCAGCTCACGCTCGCCGCAGTGGCGGTTTCGGTGCCGGACGAATTGGCCAGTGTGATCGCGCTGGTCGCACCGCCCGTGGTGTAACCGTTGCCGCTGGCGAGCTCGGTGCCGGAAATATCGCTATAAATATGATTGGTGGCGACCGGCGCGGTGTTGGTCAGCATGCACTTGATAGTGTCACTGCTGAAATTCAGCACCGCCTTTACCACGTCGTCGGTGAAGAGATTAAATTTATTGTACGTCGAGGCCATGGCTTTAGCCCGCCAGACGCTGCCGCAAGCCGTCGAGGTCGCGCCGCGTCTGCAGCAGCGCGTTATGCGCGCTGTCACGCTCGCCGGTCAGGCGCCGCAGCTCGGCGGTCAGCGCGGCAATTTGCTCGTCAAGCGATTTTTTGCTGCGCTCGGCTTCGGCGATACCGCTCGCCAATTGCCGGTTTTGGCCTTCGGCCGCGGCAGTAGCATCGATCAGTCTTTGCTGCGCCTTGCGCTCGCCGTCGGCGACCATCATCGCCACGGTTTTTTTGGCTTCGTCGGTCAGCGCAGCAGCGCGCTGCTGCGCATCGTCGATGAGCTTTTTTGCTTGCTGCTGTGCCTTGTCGATATCGGCCTTGGCGGCGGCGACGCGGTTTTCCCAGCCCTTGACCGCAAGCAGTTTGTCATTGGCATCTTTCAGCACTTGCGCGGCATGCAGAAACCCCGGAAACATTTCCGCAAATCTTTTAGCACTGTCGAACGTCTCTTCCTCAGGGCTCATCATCCACCTCACGTCTGCGGCGTGGTACGCCGCATCAACATCGACACATTAAGCGAAGTCGTGCCGTCGCCGGCGCTGACGCGCGGGCGAAAGTAGCGCGGCACTTCGGTGATGACTTTCATGGCGCCGGCGGTCAGCGACAACGGATTGCCGTTGGAGTCGCTCAAAGTGATGTAGTTGCTGCCATCATTTGAACCTTCGATCAAACACGTACCGCCGGTGCCAAACGTGCCGGCGAGCTGGAGACTGCGGTCAGCGTAGTTCCAGAACATAAAATCCGGCGCCGCGCCGACATCGCCGTTTTGCATCGGCCCCCATTGCAGCAACCAGGCCGGCGGGTCGCCGGGCTCAGGCAGGGCGATCATGAGCGGTGCAACAGTCGCCATCAGAGACTCTGTAGATCGGCAGTCCAATGAACAGCGAGCGTATCGCCAATAGCGTCGCCCGAGACGAGAGTGCAAGTGAGCGTAAAACCAGTATTGCCGATATTGCTGGCGGCCGCCGCGCCGCTATCGCGAGCCTTGGTGACGTTGTAGCAATTGGCGGTTGCGGCATTGGTTGAATAGAAAGTCATTGCCGGCGCGACCGTACCACCCGGACGGAAAAAATCTCGCGGAAATCGAACGTACGTAACGATACTGCCGAAAGTCGTTTGCGCATAAGGCAAAGTTATAGTCACCGCCCCAGTTTGATTTCCAACATTCTGCACTGGAGGTTGTTGGTGGAGAAATGATTTGGCGTAATAACGTTCGGCTAAGAGAATAGCATCGGGACGTGAGCGCTGCTTAAAGGGCATCAGCGTTCCGATATAACCACGAAATCCGGCCCAGTTAAAAGTCGAACCCGTCGTATTGGTAAAGGCGAATTCGCTGCCGGTTGCCTGAAAATTCCCTGCCAGCCACTGCCCTGTCGTCGCGTTCTGAAAAGTTGTGCCGGCCTGGAACGTAAAGCCGCAATTCATAGGCGTTATGCCTTCAGTCAAAACCCAAGTTCCAGTAGTGTCGCCGGGAATGGTATAGCGAAAACGTTGCCAAGTGTTCGGCGCAGCGATGGTAAAGTTGATTATGTAAGAACGACTGCTTGCGTTATTGCCACAGCGGAAGGCATAAACTCCGGCATTGTTGGCTTGCGCCCACCACTCGACTTGAATTGGCTGAGCGCTGGCCGTGCCAAATTGCGCCGGCCAAAAGTCCTCGCCCTCGCCCATTCGCGTCACAAGACCACTGTATTGGCCGGCTGTTGGCGTGGTATTGCCGCCAAGCGCATGGCTGGCTTGCACGGAAAAGTCGTAGGGAATTCCAGAGGCGGCGACCCGCTGATAGGATACGCGATTGCCGGTACCGCCAGCAGCACTCCATATCCATCCATCGATGGGCGTAAATATGGTAGCAGCTGGACTAATCAAGTTACTGTAGGCGATTTGGCTAACCAGGAAATCGGCGTTTTGGTTGAGCGGCTCAGTCGGAACATAAATGGTGCATGAGGTGGTGATGCAAATGCGACCGGAGAAACCGTAAGGCTCCACCCATTGCGCCGCAACAGCGACATAGACGCGGCCCGACACGGTCCAGAGTGCTGCGTTATCAAAGATTTTGGCAGGCGAAGCTTGGGTTTGCGGCGACGGGACAACGCTGAGATCAATGTCATCAACCTCCATCGAGGTGATGCTGGAGGTGTTGAGAATTTTAAAATTAGAATTAGAGACCTGCGAAGCGTTGTCGGTTGAGTAGCGAAAACCTTTCAAGATCGGCGAAGCGACCGTGCCATCGAAACAGAAAGTATCAGTCGCACTCGTTGGCTCGAAGTGGGCATCCCAGATATTTTCGTTATTGCCATAATAGTTGGCAGCGAAAATGTAATAGGTGACGTTGCAGGGCGCACCAGTTGATGAGTAAATCTGATGGGCACGCAAGCGACCGGTGCCGCTGACCCAAAACGCCGGCTTGGTCGAACTATTGGTTTGATATGCACCAGTGATGAAGGTCTGGTCTTCGAAAGTCGTGGCGGTGTTTTGGGCAATGCCTTCGGGCTCAAAAGCACTGTTAATATTCCAATGATTGCTGCCATCAAGAACAACCGCATATCCATCGGCTTGATTAAGAACAGCCAAATTATCGTATTTGAAGACTTCAGAACCAAAGTTGTAGATCGCGGTGAAGGAAAAGAAGCCGTAAAACTTCATCCGCCGCATCGTATTGCTGCCCGCCGTCGTACCGGAAATAGTCACACCGAACTGAATACCGATCGTTGGACGGTTGGTAGTGTTGCCATAGATGTGCATATCCGCAAACGTCATTGACATCGCGCCAAGCGCGTCAAGACACGGCCCGCCGTTAACTTGACAGTCAATATTGCCGCCTTGGACGAAGCCGCCAGCAAAGCTCGCACCAAATGGCGTCGGACTGCTCAGCGAATGGTGGCCGGTAAAATTCAACGTTGATCTGATCAAACAAGTCCGGTTTGGCGGAAACTGAATGGTCACGGTCCATAACGGGGCTGTCGCTTGCTGGGCCCGCGCCGCCGCAATCGCGGAATTGATGGCGACCGCATCGTCGGTGACATCGTCGCACCTTGCACCATAATCCATAACACTAAACGAATAAGTGGTGTTTTGCGCGTAGATACTGATAATAGCACCCCCAATAGTCTGCGCCACGACACCGCCGATCAGCGCGATACAAAGCATCGCCGCAATCAATAAAAATTTTCCCATCATAAATTTTCGCATATCAATACCTCAGGCGATCATCAGCGGTGCAACAGTCGCCATCAGAACGCCGCCAGCGTGGCGCGCTTTAACGTGTTTGTTGCCGTACAGATGTAAATGAAATTCGCGTCCCACTCGATCGAGCCGGTGGTGCAGGTCGCAGATGATGTTGCCGGCGTGATCAAATTGGCGACGATCGGCGCCCCGCCTGCGGTAATCGTCATCGGCGCTAGGTTGATACCATACAAACCGGTGTGATTAAGAGTAATGCCGCTATTAAATTTGCCGCGGGTAATCAGGCCGAACGAAGCGATGTTGCTATAAATGTTCACCAGATCGATGCAGCCATCATACGGTGTTGGCATCCCGACTTCTTGAATGCCGGTATCATCGACGCCGGAGTTGTTCCCGCAATCGAATTCCGTACCTATGCTTTGCTTGGGCTCGCCGCCGGCGTCACGGCGCGCCACGACATTCATACCGAAGAGTTTCCAGCGCTGATTAATAGTCGCGGCCGAACCAACCGGCGTGCAAGCACCCCCGCCCGGTTGCACATACCAAGCCGGCACCGTCACCGAGCTGCCGTCGTTGGCCCAGCCTGAAATAATTCCCGAACAAGGCGAAGCATCATTGGTATCAATCGCCATGCCAACACGCATATTGCTCAACTGCGTGGCGTTCAAAGGAGTTAAAGGAACAAACGTCGTCGCCGTGAACGTGCCATTGAGTGCGCCAAATTGTGCTGTTTGCGAGGTTATTGCCACCACGCCGCCGACATTGTCGCGGCCCGAAGTAGCAAAACCGTTATTATTGCCGCCGACACCACCGTTGATCGGACAATTACCGAGCTGTTGCCAAGACGTGCCAGGATAATTGGCGCCGAGGCCACCGGTTAAAACGCACAGACCGGTTACCGAACCGCCCCAACCATATAGCGCGCCATTCCACACATTGAGCGATCCGCCATTGATGCCGATAGCGTTGGCGCCAAGCGGACCACCCTGTTGCGTAGCCGCAGTATTGCTCGGGTTGGAATTGAGCGGATTATAAATAATGCTCGGCAACACCAGAGCGACAGCGCGTTGAATGATCGCGCCGCCAAGCGTTTGCGCAACTGTGCCGCCGGCGAAAGCGGCAAACGTCAACACTATCGCGAATCCGAGCCTGCGCATGCCTTAGTTCCTTTAATATCTCAATTGCGCAAAACCTTGAGCACCATTGCCGCCAGCTTGGTTCGATGCTCCGCCACCACCGCCACCGCAATAACCTTGGGTTGGTGCGCCACCAGCAACGTTGGTGCCGCCTAAGCCACCAATTCCATATTGACACGGACCACCCGCACCCCCGCCGGCGGCGGCACCACTGGCATTGCCATGTCCACCACCGCCCCATGCACCAACCACCGAAGAATTGCCGCCGTTCTGGCCCGTGGTACCGTTGGAGCCACCGCCACCGGCGCCGCTGCCACCCAAAATGATATTGGCATTGTTAAAAGCAGCGCCAGAAGCGCCGCCAGCACCCACTGTTGTCGTCGATCCGCCCGTTCCTCCACTCAGCGCAATCGACGATACTGTACCACCATTGCCACCGGCACCGGCGCTTCCCGTGGTTGCCGCCACTGAAAAGTCAAAGGGTGTGCCGGTATGATTAAACACCGGGAAAGGAATATTGGCGCCAGTGATATTAGTATGACTTGTTGGCAGGTTTCCGGAGTTGCCTACCGTGCCGCCAATGCCGCCCGGCGCTACCGTGATTGTGAGTGTGCTTAAGGGGGTCACACTCATGGCATAACCGACAGCGCAACTCCCGCCCGCCCCACCGCCACCGGCACCGCCCGTAGCAGACGCCTGACCACCAGCACCACCTTGGCCGCCATCACAAGCATCGGCATAAATCACTGTCACCGTCGCCGGCACCGTCCAGGAATTAGCACCTGTCGTCGTGAACAAAACGCCGGCGCTGGCACCAGCGCCGCCGGCGCCAGCGCCGCCCGGACCCAACATCTGCGCCGCCGCCAGCGTCGCCAGCAGCGGCAAGCAGCACAGCGCAGCGAACAAGCGTTTCATGGCGTCCTCTGCTCGTTAGCAACCCAAGCATCGCCGGAGGTGCCGGTCATGCTGATCGGATCAGTGATCACACTGGAGCCGGTCGCCTGACAGAGAAAAGTCTGCCCCGGCTGCAACAGCAGCGACGCCGCGGTGGTCGCCGCCGTAGTCACACCGGGATAAACATACATCACATGGCTTCCTTGATTTTGGATGGTGCAGCCGCGGCGCGTGCCGTTGCCGGCTAAGATTTGCTGAAACGTGCTGGTGATAACGATCGTACCATTGGCGATCGTCGTCGCCGTGCCTTGCTGCGCTCGCGCCGACGCGACGCTGAGCGCCAGCGCCAGCGCGATGGCAAATATCCGTGTCATGATCTAATCCTCATGGCCGCGCCGCCGGCCGCTGCGCCGCTTGCTGCGCTTGCTGCGCCAATTGCTGCTGCTGCATTTGCTTTTCGTGATCCATCTGCTGGAATTTCTGATTCAGCTCCAGCGCCTGCATCAAGGTATCGCGCGAGAACTCGGCGGCGGCTTGCTGATCGTCCACATGCGCTAGCGGCGTCGCGGCATGTTTTTCCGCCGCAGTCGCCAGCGCTTGCTCGGCTTGAGCGTGCGTCTTGCGCACATTGGCGCCCTTCTGCGCCACGTCGGCGGCGGCGCCCTCGAGTTGCAGCTTGGTAATGATCTCCTGCATCGGATTCGGCGGCGGCGGCTTCGGCGCCATGATCTGCAGCAAGCGATCCTTTTCCGAACGCGGCAGTGGCGAGATCTCGATCAACACTTGCGGCGGGAATGTGCCCGGCGGATAGCCCTTGAGCATCTCATAAGTATCGCTCATCAAGCTGCCGACATCCGGGCCTTCGTCGAGAATGATATCGACATCGACCTGACCGACCGCATTGACAATCACCGGCCGGCCAAACTGATCGAGGCCAAGCCCATTGATCTGGATAAACCGCGCCAAGCCTTCATTGTTGTTGACCCGCAGCCAGCGCTCGGCAGTCCAATAGCGCTGCAGATTGGTCCAGATGCCGCGATAAAGTTGCAGCTTCCACGAGCGATAGGCGAGAATGAACGGCCCCAATTCAGCCATGCCGGGCTGGCGCAGCAGCTCCACCGTGCGGCCACTCATGTTGGCAATCGCCTGCGCCGGAAGCTGCGCCAGATTAAGATTAGCGAATTGCTCAATCTCCTGCGCCGCTTCGGTGGTGAATGTTGCATACGCCGCCAGCTCCGTCTTGGTATCGTCGGGGGTAATCTGCTTGCCCGGATTATGCTCGACATAGCCGTCCGGCCGCGCCCATTCGCGGCGGGCAATTTCAACATCGTCTACCGCGCCTTTTTCCGCAATCAAACGCCGCGAATTGGCGATGTGCATGATCTTGGCCTTGCCGGCATTGAGCACATCCTGCGGGCCTTTGAGATTGCGCACAAAGCCATAGCGGTCGCCGTCATGATCAATCGCCGCGCTGAACATTTTGAACGACGACATGCGCTTGCCCTTGTCGTCGAACCACGGCGATTGACCTTGGTCTAAAAGCACCGTGGAGATATAAAACGCCCAATTCCACGAACCTCTGTTGGCGTACCAATGCTCGACCAAGCGCACCCGCTTAGTTGCGGTGATAACCCACTTATACTCGCGATCTGCGTTGGTCGTGAGATCGCTGTCGCCTTCAACAAGCCCGCGCAACAGTTCTTCTTTATCTGGAAATAAATCGATGGCGGCATCGACATCGAGCCATTTGGATATGCCCATGTAACGGGCGTCAGCGAAATCCATGCGATAACTTTTAGGATCATAAAAAAATTCATCGCCGATCACCCACGGTAATTTTATATCCGGATCGCCGGTATCGCCTTGTGTCAGCACCAGCTGCACGCCGCCGATGCCATCAATGCACGCCTGCAACAAACACCACGGATCGACGGTCTTGAACTCGTTGGCGTCGAGCACATAGCGCAGGCTCTGGGTGGCGATTTCCGCAGCTTGCTCGCTCTTCGGCGACCGCGGCAGCGCTCGCGGATCGCTGCGCATGCGCTCGATCAAGCCGACAATGGCATTGATCTTGCGCGCCGTCCGATTCCATGTCACTGGCGGTTGATGGCGCTTGCGCAGCACTTCGATTTGCGCCGGCGTCCACTGGGCGCCATGAACATAATAGCGACTTTGTTTTTGCTCCTCGATCTCCTCAATCTTGGTATACAAATAGTCGATATATTGTTCTCGCAATTTCCTTACAGGAAGAAACTGCCCGCGCTCTTCATCAAGGTCATCTGTTTGCTGCGGCGTGTGCGATTCATCGATCGGCACCTGATCACGATACACGCGCATCCGCGCCGCATCTGCAGATGCCATCGCATTGGCGACTTCACTGCCGGGCGTCGGCATGCGCTAACGCAAGCCCCCGAGCGAAACGCCGCCCAGGCCGGCGAGCTGCAACAGCAGCAAGATCAAGATCAACACCGCGACCACGACGATGATCACCTTGGCGACGCGGTTGAACGGCTCCGGCAGCGGCACATAATCGATCAGCCACAGCAGCAGCCAGACCACCAAACCGAGCACGATGATGTAGACGACGAACGTCACCAGCGCATGGATCATCATTGTCGCCTCACATTCCGGCCATGCCCTTACCGACGCCGCCGCGCGGCTTCTTCACGCCGATCTGCGAACCCAGCACGGATTGCGCCGCCGTTGGCGAAATCTTGCCGCTCTTCATCAAGCCTTTGATCTTGCCACCAACCACCTTGCCGCCGATCTTCCACGGCTTCAGCTTCTTAAGTTTCGGCAACGGCACTTTCTTGGTCTTCGGCATGAGCTTAATCCTTATCGGCACCGGCGACGTGAACGCACCATGCGCTCGCATTGCACCTTGTACGGACATTAAGTTCCAAAAAGGAGAATCCCGGGACGGGCAGCACCTACCTTGTGACAGGGTTACCGCCGCCGGTGCCGAATTAGTTAAGAGGCTTTCGCCGCCATTTTCTCATAGGCGCGCTGACTGATCTTGCCGGACTTGAGTAGCTTTTCCGCATCGCGCTGCAACCGCGTCGGCGGCGTCGGCTCCGGTCCCATAATTTCTTTCAAATCGTCCCACGCCTGCTCCAATGCATCGTGCGGCTTTTCGATCGAATGGCCATGCACCTGTTCGGCGATCTCCTTGACCTGATCCATCGCCGTTTGGGCGCTGTCGGCGACCGCCACTACGGCGCCGATTTCCGGCATGCCAGTCCACTGCGGAACGCAATAAGTTTCGCCGTCGATCACACAGGAGTTGCGCAGCTTAACGTTGTCTTTGTACTTCTTGGGTATTTCCACTTGCTGCCAGTTGTTATCCGCCCAATCCGACAGCAGCAAGCACATGGCGCCAAACTTGGCGGTGTATTCCGGTTCGACGACAATGCCGCCGGCGCCCTCGTAAATAATCTCAGCAAGATTGGCGATCCATATGCCGTACAGTTCACCGGGCGGCGACCCCATCCGGCAACACGGATCAATCAGATAAGCTTTATCATCTTTGCAGCGCAACTCGGTGGAGATAAAGCCGCGATAGCCAAAACCTTTCAGCGTCGGCGCCAGCTTGGCATTGCAGTCTTTGATATTCTCCGGCAAGCGCTCGTAGCGCATCACCTTGCCGACATAGGCTTTGTCCTTGACTTCGACGCCAAGCGCCGCAGTCTTCGGAAACTTGCCATCGATCACATAGCCGTCGTAGCCTACTTCGATAGCGTCGTTGATCGCATCCTCGACCGTGAACTCGATCAGTTTCTTTTTGGCACCAAGATTGTGCTCCAGCTCGTCGAGCTGGGTTTCCGCATGCGCATAGTTAGGCGCATGAAAAGTTTCGGTATCGCCGCGAAACGCCGAGACTTTGACGTACTGGTCATCATGGCTCTTCAGATGCGCGCGCAGCGCGTCGAGCCCCTTGACCACGGTGTAGTTGCCGATATCGATGCCGAGCTTCTTGCTATGCTCTTTCGAGCCGGGCCGATCGGTCTCCAAAGCCTCGCCGCCGCGACAGCCCCATACGCGCTTGCCTTGATTGACCAAGTACTGTTGCAAGTCGCCTTCGTACACATCTGGAAACACCCAGAGATCGATCTCGTCATAATAATCCCACGGATTGAGCACCCGTTCGATGTCTTCGATACCAGTCGCAATCGTCGGCGCATTGGAACGCGGGTAGCCATTCTGCCAGGGAATATGAACTAACACTCTACCAAAATCCTTTGCCAATGGCACTGCCAGGGCGTCAACAAACAAGCCGTGATCCCATACCAAACAAGTTAGCGAACCATAACGCTTTGCCATGCACTACATTCTCCGCGTCATCACAATCAAAAACACAAACACCATGATGGCGGTCAACAGAAACGCCACTTCCGGCGTATCCCAGGCCACGCGCTCAGCTACGCCCAATTATATTTCTTGCCGCAGGTCATGTTCTGGCTGACGCAATCGCGCGGCTCAAAAAACGTATTGGCGATGTCGCGCACGATGCGATCGTTGATCTTACGGCAACAATGGATCACGATCGAGACATAGTGTTTGCGCTGGATGGTATGGATCTGAATGCCGCTTTCGATCAGCGGCACCCAGCCGCTGATGCCGACCTTGTCTTCGTACTCGGACGGCGACAGCACGACATAAGGCGGCGCCTGCTTATGGACGCCGAGCGCCGCCACCAGCGCCTCGAGGAAGCCATAGGCGCGACCGATGTCGCACAGATAAATATCGCGGCAGCCGTACAGATCGAGCGCCAAGAGATAACCGAACGGCGCTGGCGCTGGCTGCTCGGCATAGCCGTCGTCGCCGTTCCAGCCAGTATAATACTCAGCGGTCGAGCCGCTGCCGCGACTGCGTTGAGACTCGGGCATCATCAACCCTTAACTGGCGTTGTTGGCGGCAAGTAGCGACCACGCGCGCCTACCTCATCCCAATAACCACCAGTCCGTGGATCATTAAGTTCGCCCTCCATTTCCTTTTCTTCTTCCTTGAGGCTTTGAGCACGGGACGGCTGTGGATCAACCCATAGACGCTTGGGGCTCTGCGTCATCGCGACTTGAGTATAATTCGGCGTCGGCTGATTGTGCGCCACCCGCTTGCTATACGACATCTTGCCGGTCGGCCCCTTGCGATTGCGCTCGCGATCCGCATGCGCGCGTTCGGCGTCCTGCTTACCGTGCTCAGGGCTGGCCCAACCGGGCAGCTTCTGCCCCTTCCACGGCTTGGCCGCCTTGGCATCCGGCTTGGCGGCGTGCGACTTGCCGGCCTTGGCGACATGGGTGCCAACCGCCGGCGTGGCTTCGGCAGCGAGCTTCTTGCCCATGATCGCCATCGCCTTGGAGGAGATGATGCCTTTGCCGCGCATGTGCGCCGGCAGACGATGATTGGCGTGGGCGATCAGCTCGTGGTCATGCCCGGCCTTAGCACCCTTCTCATGAGCGCGCTCTTTGTGATGATGCGGCTTCGGCGGATTGTGGCCGGCCTTGCGCGCTTCGCTCATAGCGATCGCCACGCTCTGCTTGTCGGCGCGTTTTTTGCCGAACTTCTTCGCCGTACGAGCATGCGTCGCGCCGCTATGTAATTCCGAAATGTTTTCGGAAATTACACGCTTGCTTTTGCCTTTGACGAGCGGCATGTGAGTATCTCCTATATATCGCGTCGCCTCTGCACCGCCTCCGCAGCGGATTGCGGTTTGCTAATCACAGGATCTTGCCGCGGCAGCATGCCTTGCACTTCCATTGTCGCTTCCCAAGATTTCAAATTTTGATAGGTCGAGCGAGAGACCGGAGCAGAAAATTCCGGCTTCGGCGGATTATGCCCGGCGCGCTTCTGAAACTTGCTGTGCTTCTTCTTTGTCTTGCGCAGCGCCGCATCGGAGATCATCCCGCGCTTATAAAGCCGCGAAAACTCCTTCTGCGGCTTGCCGCGAAACACCACGGCTTTATTGGTTGGCGCGACAGTACTTCCGGCCATGTCAGAACAGCCCTTGCGGCGGGATGCCGCGCGTATATGGCGTTGCGTTCGCCGAGGGTGCGCCGCCGACCAGCATGCGCAACAGTGCCATCCAATCGAAACCACCGCCGGTGGGCTGCGGTATCCCGGCAGTGCCCAGCGGCATTTGCGCTTGCGCGGGCGCCGGAGCTGCACCACCAATAAGGCCGCTAGGGATCGGCGGCGGTCCAGCGACCGGCGGCGGCCCGCCAAACGCCATGCTGCCGGCTGGGGCGACAGGTGGCGGTCCACCCCAGGCAGCATCACGCGACGGCGCTGGCGGTGGTGGTCCACCCCAGGCGGCATCACGCGGCCGCGCCGGCGGCGCCGGCGGCGGCGCAACGCGCGCTACCGGCGGCGGTGGCGGCGGCGTGTAACG